AGATTCATAAGACTGAGCATGTAGTCATCATTGCTCAAGGTGAAGCATCTATATTGACAGACGAAGGTGTACAGAGATTTACAGCTCCATGCACGTTTGTGGCAAAACCTGGTGCAAAACGTGTGATCTATGTGCATCAAGATTTAGTTATGATTAATGTACACCCAACAGACGAAACTGATTTAGAAAAAATTGAGGCTGAAATTATTGCCCCTGACTTTGAGGCGCTTGATAAGCATTTAGGAACATTGCAAATTAAAGGAGATTGATTATGATTTGGGCCGTTACTGCAGCAATTGTTGGGGCTTCACTTTATGGAGCTAGTGAGGGACGTAAAGCGCGTATGAGCGCTGAGAAGCAGCAAAAGCAAGCACTGCAACAACAAAAGGTTGACGCAGAAGCTATGCGCACAGAAGTAGCAAAACAAACCGCAGAATACGCAAAGCAATCTACATCACTGCAACAACAGTCAGATATTGCTCGCCAACAGTTTGACGCTGCACAGCTGCAGTACAAAGAAAACAAATTGGCAATGGAGCAGAAATCTAAAGAGGTGCAGGCTCTAGCAGATGAGGAGCGACGCAAAGCTGCAGCATCTGAAGCCTCTGCATTAAAAGCTCGCACTCGCGGTGGCCGACGCGCATTGCTTTCACAAGAACGCATGACACCAGAGCTTGGCGTTGAAAGCGTAGCATTAAGCCCAGGCATGAGGTTGCAGTAATGGCTACCCAATACCAAAAGCGCATGATGGTGCGCAAGAGCTCAGACCTAACCAAGCTGGCAGAGCAGTTTAAAAAAGATATTGAAAAATCTACTGGCGAATATAAGTCTGCTTTTGCTGGGTATCAAAAGCAAAGGGAAGAGGCTATGGCTCCGTATGAGATAGCCAGCAAGCAATACAGAGAAGTACAAATGCCAGCCTATGAAAGTGCAAAGGCGTCCTACGAAGAAAGACTAAATAAATTTAATGAGGCGCTTTCTGGGTTTCAACCAAAGGCAAAAATTGAAGCCCCATTTAGATTAAGTTTAGATCTCCTCAATCCAAAAAAAGCACCAGAGCAAATATGGACTATTGATGGAAAAAAAATAAGTAGCAGTAATTTACCTGAAGGTTATTCAGTTGAAGTTGCACCAGCAGGTACAAAAAATAGATTTTACGATTTATATAAAGATAATCCAGTACCTACATTTTCTGAAAAAGCACCATCAGCTCCATCAGCACCACAAGCACCACAAATAGCCGGCTTTGATGAAACTCAATTTGAGCAAAAGCGAACACAACTCCAACAAGGATTTCAACGTGAAGTAGGTGAACGCAAAGGAGCGCGACTAGCAGTCGTTGGTCGCAGGGGAGCTAGACCATTGATGCAGGATCAATGATGGATAAAGTACAAAAAGTAATGCGTGAATACAAGGCTGGCACATTGAAAAGCTCCAGCGGAGATAAGGTCGGAAGCAGAGATCAAGCTATTGCAATTGCTTTGTCAGAACAGGAAAGATCTAAACGTAAACGCGGATTGATGAAGGAACAAAAATGAAAGAGGTATGGGATAAGCCACGACCAAAAGATTTAGGCAAATCAAAAGAGTTGAGCGGATCTGAAAAGCGTAGCGCTATGCGCAGAGCGCAAAAAGCAGGCAGACCCTATCCTAATTTGATCGACAACATGGCAGCAGCGAAAGAAAAAAAATGAAAATTGAAATCTCACTTGATAAAGAACACGAAAAAGAAGATAAGCCAATGGCCGGTGAGCTTAGTCCAGAGCAAAAAGCTGCCATAGCAAAAAAGATTAAAAAGAATATTGCGCTAAGTCGCATGGAAAGATCATTGCTCTCTGGCTATTTACTTGAAGATAAAGAGGAAGATTAAATGGAATACAAGGTGCCAGTAGGTGGTAAACGATTAAAGCCAGAGGAGATCCTTAAACGGCAGGATATTGCGCAGCGTAAGAAGGATGAATTCCAAACGCTGTATCAGGACGCTTATGAATTTGCTCTGCCCCAGCGTCAGCTGTATGGCGTATGGGAAGGCGGCGCAACAGGCACTAAGAAGATGGCGCGAGTATTTGACTCAACAGCTATCAATAGTACCCAGCGCTTTGCCAATAGACTGCAATCGGTAGTATTTCCTCCGCAGCGCAAGTGGTCGCGCCTAGAGCCAGGCGTGCAAATACCTGAAGAGCAAAAGGCAAACGCTCAAGAAGTGCTCGACGCTTACAGTGAGAAGATGTTTGCTGTGTTGCGTCAGTCTAATTTCGACATTGCTATTGGTGAATTCCTATTAGACCTGGCGGTCGGTACTGCCTGCATGATGGTGCAGCCTGGTGATGATGTCAGTCCAATTAACTTTGTACCAGTGCCATTGTTTTTGGTGGCGTATGAGGAAGGTGCAAACGGCCAAGTAGATAACGTCTATCGTCGTATGCGTTTAAAAGGCGAATCAATTATTCGTCAATGGCCAGACGCGAAAATACCACCAAACCTGCAAAGCAAGATCGACCAAAAGCCAACAGATGACATTGAGCTGGTTGAGGCCACAATCTATGACCATAAGCGTGGTGACTACTGCTATCACGTTATCTGGAAAGAAGGCAAAGACGAGCTGGTATACAGGCGCAAACCATACTCACCTTGGGTGATCTCTCGCTATATGAAGGTAGCCGGCGAGATCTATGGTCGTGGCCCACTGCTAACCGCTTTGCCAGACATTAAGACACTAAACAAAACTATTGAGCTGCTATTAAAGAATGCTTCGTTAGCGGTGGCAGGCGTTTACACAGCTGCAGATGATGGCGTATTAAATCCAAACACAGTAAAGATTGTGCCTGGTGCCATTATCCCGGTTGCACGCAACGGTGGCCCACAAGGCCCAGCACTGCAGCCACTGCCACGCGCTGGTGACTTCAACGTATCGCAGCTGGTCATCAATGATCTGCGCAGTAATATCAAGCGCATATTGCTGGATGAGTCTTTGCCACCAGACAACATGTCTGCTAGGTCTGCAACTGAGATTGTCGAGCGCATGAAGGAGCTCGCGCAAAACCTTGGCTCGGCGTTTGGTCGCTTGATCAACGAAACAATGATCCCGCTGGTCACAAAGATCCTCGAAGTAATGGATGAGCGCGGCTTGATCATCATGCCGCTGCGCGTAAATGGTTTAGAAATCAAGGTCACTCCTGTTGCTCCGCTGGCTATGGCGCAGAACATGGAAGAGGTTAATGCCATTCTGCAATATGCCCAGCTGATGCAGACGTTTGGCGCTGATGGCCAACTTGCTTTAAAGAATGATGCTGTGGTTGATTACATTGGCGACAAGCTAGGTGTACCTTCTATTGTGCGCAATGATGCGACTGAGCGTGCTGTACTGATGGAAGAAGCTCAAGCCCAACAGCAGCAGGCAATGGCTATGCAAATGGCAGCTATGCAGCAAGGACAACCAGCGCCCGAAGGGATGGTTTAATGGACTACGGTAAAAGAGCAGATAACACCCAAAAAGGATCTGGTTTCTTTGGTGAGATTAAGCGACCAGACGGTAATGTTATGACTGAGGTGAGTATTGGCGTAGGATTAAACGGCAAGGAAACGCAGGTGCCGTTAATTGTGCCGACATTAACTAAACAAGAATTTGATTATTTGTTAAAAAATGATCCAAAGGCAAAAACCTTTATGAGCAAAATGCCGCCAACAATTATTGATAAAGCTGTTGAGCACGCTGTTGGCCGAATGAAACAAGGCAAATCACCATTTGCTGACCCTAATGATCAACCAGCGGAGCTGCCTAAATGAGCTGGGATGAATTAGATAACATAGATCAAACCAGTGACATTCGCGCAGTAACACAGCAGCGCGAAGACATTGCCAAACTATGCTTGCGTGTATTCACGTCAGAGGATGGGCTGGCAATAATGAAATGGTTGGATCAAATGTATGTGGACGTGCCTGTCGCCGTGCCAGGTAACGACCCCTCGTATGCTTTCTTTGCTGAAGGGCAGAGAACAGTTATACGAGATTTGAAAGCACGGATCTTACAAGCTAGGAATTTATGACTACCGACACAGCAACCGTCGAGCCCGGCACCGGCTTACTTGACAATGTGACGCTCGAAGATACAACTAAGCCTGAATCTAAAGAAGCAGTATCAATAGATCATAAGACAGCAGAAACCCCTACAGGTTCGGCATCAGACACTGGTGCGCCTAAAGTAAAGCCTGAGTATCTTCCAGATAACTTTTGGGATAACGACAAAGGCGAAGCTAACCTGGAAGCTATGAGCAAAAGCTGGTCTGATTTGCGTAAGCAGATTAGCCAGGGAAAGCACAAAGCCCCAGCCGATGGCCAGTATGACACCAGCAGTTGGGGTGATGATGCAGCCGATAACCCAATGGCTGGCACATTGGTTGATTGGGCAAAAGAGAACGGCTTATCGCAAGCTCAGTTTGACGACTTGGTGGGAACACTCAAGGAAAAATCACAAGAGCTAATGGGTGATGCTAGTGTGGACGCAGCCCAAGAAATGAAAATGCTTGGCCCTAATGGTCAGGCTTTGGTCAATGGCATGGCAGATTGGGCTCGCGGCTTAATCCAAAAAGGCATTTGGGGTTCTGAGGATTGGGATGAATTTAAAATCATGGCAGGCACAGCTCGCGGCATAAACATGCTGGCAAAGTTGCGCGAAGGTTATGAAGGTAGATTGCCCATCGAGACAGAGCCAATGGATGGCTTGCCAAGCAAAGATGAGCTGTATCAAATGGTGGCAGACAAGCGCTACAATACAGACGCATCCTACCGGCAGAAGGTAGAAAAAATGTTTGCCCAGGTAGTAAAGGATTAAATCTCGCAGCTGTGTCTTCTTGGTGGTCGCCACAGCTTTTAGCCCCGGTCTATGTGCCGGGGTTTTTTTATATCAATCGCATGTATTGCAAAATGTTAAATGGATAATAGAATTGCCGGCATGGCATACCGGTAACACGGCCCATACCTGTGGTGAGATACCACCGATTGGCTGACGTAAGCAGCAAGCACAGGCCCGTACTGCACGGCTCACCGACGCGAAAACCCATGATCACTTAACCGAACGAGGTAAATAATGGCTATTAGTCTATCTAATGCTTTCGTTACACTCTTCGACGCAGAGGTCAAACAGGCTTACCAGGGCAAAGCAATGCTGGTGGGTGCTGTGCGTCAGCGTCGTGGTGTAGAAGGCTCTTCTGTAAAATTTCCTAAAGTTGGCAAAGGCGTTGCTACTGCACGCGTGACCCAAACTGATGTAACTCCGATGAATGTTGGCTTCTCCAATGTAACTTGCACACTGCAAGATTGGAACGCAGCTGAATATTCGGATATATTTTCGCAAGCTAAAGTTAACTTTGACGAGCGCTCAGAGCTCTCCCAGGTTGTCGGTGCAGCTATTGGCCGTCGTCAAGATCAATTGATCTTGGATGCTTTATCTGCTGCAACTAGCACAGGCACTGTGGCTAATTCAATTGGTGGCTCTAATACCAATATGAATATTTCCAAACTGCGTGAAGCTGCAAAAATATTGAATGCTAAGAACGTGCCTTCGGATGGTCGTCACATCATCATCCATGCAAATTCGTTGGCCTCAATGCTTGAGCAGACTTCGGTAACGTCGTCTGACTTTAACTCTGTGAAGGCTTTAGTGCAGGGCGAGATCTCGACATTTATGGGCTTCCAATTCCACATCCTGGGCGACCGCACAGAAGGTGGTTTGCCTATTGATGGTTCGTCAGATCGTACGTTGTACGCTTTCCACTCGCAGGCGATTGGTTACGCTGAAGGCATAGCGCCTAAAACTGAGATCAACTACATTCCTGAGAAGACCAGCTGGCTAGTAAATGCACTGTTCTCAGCAGGCTCTGTTGCGATTGACAGTGAAGGTATCGTTAAAATCACAGCCCGCGATACTGCGGCTGCGGCATAAGGGAGGGCTGATCATGGCTTTTGATACAGCTGGTTTTGCTACGTATTCCGCATCAAAGCGTGGTAACGCTCCGTCGTTGTATGGTTATAAAACAGCCGATGCAATTGCAGACGTTAACACTAGCGGTTATTTCAACTCGCTATCTAATACGCTTGAAGTTGGCGACGTTATCCACTGCGTGACTTCGACAGGTTCTACAGCCGTCGTCACTCTGGTGTATGTCGTATCCAATGCAAGTGGTGTTGTGGATGTGACTGATGGCACGACTCTGTCGGCCACCGACGGCGACTAATCCGTCGGTACTGTAGTGTTGAGGGCTGGTCTTTTATAAGGCCGGCCCTTTCTTACGTTAAGGGGTTCTAATGGCTGCAGGTGATACTGGTGTTTCAATTTGCGCTGACGCTCTAATATTGCTTGGAGCAGAGCCTATTTCATCTTTCAATGATGGAACAGATGAATCAAATTCGTGTGATCGTTTATATCCTGACACGCGTGACTCGACATTGGTGATGTATCCTTGGTCGTTTAATACCAAAAAAATACAGCTAGCAAGATTGCTGACAACTCCAAACTCTGTTTGGAAATATGCCTACCAGTTACCTGGTGATCGGTTAGCTAGTCCACGCGCTGTGTATGAAAGCGCCAACCCAGGCGCATCAGTGCAAAAGGATTGGGAAATACAAGGCGATCAATTACTGGCAAACCTAGAATCTGTTTTTATAGATTATCAATACTCGGCTGGTGAATTTGCCTGGCCACAATACTTTGTGCAGCTAATGAAGTACATGATGGCTTGGCACTTGGCCGAGCCTATTACTGAGCAACAAGACAAATCATTGCGCTGGGAGCGTAAAGCTGTGGGTGATCCATCCGAAAATGGCCGAGGTGGATTTTTCCGTACAGCTACGCAGATTGATGCGCAAGGTCAACCGACAAGAGCGATTGAAGACTACACACTAATAGCAGTGAGGAACTGATGCCGCGCTTTGTAGACTTCACCACAAACTTTAGCACTGGCGAATTAGATCCGCTGTTGCGTGCTCGAGTGGATCTGCAGGCATATGCTAACGCTTTGTCTAAAGCTACGAATGTATTGATCCAGCCGCAAGGTGGGTTACGTCGTCGCCCTGGCTTGAAGCATATTTATGAATTACCAAATACAAGCACGGAATCCACAGGTAATGGCGTGCGCATGGTTTCATTCCAATTCTCTGTGGATGATTCGTATATGCTTGTGTTTACGCACAACCGAATGTATGTGGTTAAGAATGGCGTAGTACAAACAAATATTAACGGCAGTGGCAATCCATATTTAACAACCACTATAGGCAGCAGCATCGTTGATGATATGTGCTGGACGCAAAGCGCCGACACGCTGATCGTCGTGCATCCTGATATTCAGCCGGTAAGGATTACTAGAACAAGCAACACAGCTTGGACAGCAACAACAATTACATTTGATAGTATTCCAAAATATGCTTTTACATTAACAACAACAACACCGACTTCTGGCCATTTAACACCGAGCGCTGTTTCAGGTAACGTGACTTTAACTTCACAGAACTCTGCGTTTTCTGCGTCAAGTGTAAATCAATATATAAATGCATCGCCCCAAGGCAGGGCTAGAATTGTTGAATATGTTAGTAATACTATTGTAAAAGCCGTAGTTGAATATCCGTTTTTTAATACAAGTAATATTCCCCAGGGTAGCTGGGAAGTTGAAAGCGGATATGAGGATGTGTGGTCAAGCACTAAAGGCTGGCCACGCACCGTTACTTTTCATGAAGGGCGATTATATTTTGGCGGTAGTAAGTCTAGGCCGTCTACGGTATGGGGTAGCAAGATTGGTTTGTTTTTTGATTTTGTTCCTAATGAGTCGCTTGATGATGATGCTGTTGAGGCCACGTTAGATACTAACGACCTAAACATTATTATTGATATTGTTAGTTCGCGTGACTTCCAGGTGTTTACTACCGGCGGCGAATTTTATGTGCCGCAGCAAGGCACTGACCCGATAACGCCACTGACGTTTACATTTAAAAATGTAAGTAGAAATGGATCTAAGCCTGGCACGCGAGTGCAGTCGGTTGAGTCTGGTTCGGTTTATATCCAGCGCCAAGGCAAATCTCTTAATGAGTTTGTCTTCTCTGATACACAGCTCACCTATATTACGCAGCGTATATCTTTGCTGGCTGGGCATTTACTTAAAAGCCCACAGCGCATTGCATTGCGTAAATCATCAAGCACAGATGAATCAGATCTGTTGCTGATGACAAACACTAGCGATGGCAGCATGGCTGTATTTTCAATTATGCGTAGCCAGCAAATTACATCACCAAGTGAGTTCACAACAGATGGTGAGTTTATTGATGTTGGCGTAGATGTGACACAAATTTATGCAGTTACTAAACGCGTATTTAATGGAACAACAAGGTACTTTATTGAGCAGTTTAAAGACGACCTGTATACAGATTGTGCATTTGTGGGCGCATCAGCTGGTGGCGTTGGCAGCGGCTTGCCGCACATTGGCAAATCTCTTAATGTGATTACTGATGGCGTGCCGCAATCAAATGAAACAGTTAGCGCTGGTGGCGCTGTGACGTTTGATCGTGAATCAACAACTAGCTATGAAGTTGGCTTGCCGATTACTGTGTACGTCAAAACCATGCCGGTTGAGATTAAATTACAGACAGGTAGTAGGGTGTCGTTTAAAAAAAGGATTGTTGAAATTAGCGCTGTACTTAAAGATACACAGCACATGCTAATGAATGATCAACCAGTTATTACTAGGACGCTTGACAATCCTTTGCTTGATCTGGCGGTGCCTACGTTTACAGGGATTAAACGCGTTAATGGAGTGCTTGGTTATCGTAATGAGCAAGCAATTGAGGTGGCACAAAACCTACCATTAAAAATGAATTTGCTTGGACTTGATTACAGAGTCGCCGTTTATTCAGGAACATAATATGGCAGATCCAACTTTAGCCGGTGTGAATTTCATTGCTGCCTATGGCCAAGCCCAGGCGCAGCAAGCTGCTGCCATTCAACAGCAGACAGGTTACTTACTGCAGGCAAGAAATACGCTGGCTGTGTCAGAAGTTAATGCTACATTTTCTCAGCAGCACGCAAACATTCAAGCAGGTCGCACATTAAAGCGAGCAGAAATTGATGCTATGAATTACCAGATTGCTGGTAATACATTGTTGAAAAACATGCGAGCAGTAAATGCTTCTGTTCGCGCTAGAGCTGCGGCATCTGGTATTTCATTTGGCGAAGGTTCTGCTGCTGCTATCCAGCAACAAAATATAGCAAACACAATGTTTGATGTTGGTATTACTGATCTAAGCGCATTGACTGCAAGGGTAATGGGTTTTGAAGATGCGTCTGCAATGATGCAGTCAACAGAGATACAGAACATTGTTAATCAGTTTTCTGCGAAACAGCAAACAGGTCAGTACAATTTGGCGGCATCTGCTGCGCGTAGCACTGGTGGTTTAATGGCTACGCAAACGCTTATTAGGGGCGGCATTGATGCTTACAAAGTAGGCAGCGGTGACGCTCCTAAAACCGCAAAAGCTCCTTCTACTTTAGGTTAAATATGGCTACTAGATTGATGTCAGGTCAGGTGCAGGCTAGGCAAGTCGGTAATGTGCCGATGCAGCAGATTAGCCAACAGCAAACCAATTACATGGTTGCGGCTAATGTTCAGTCACGAGAGTCTGACACGCTTGCGCAAATTTTAAATGACATGAGGTCTACTGTTTTAGAGTTTAGCGGTAAAAAACGTATGAAAGAGGGTTTGCAATATGTAGCAGAAAATCCAGTAACAAGAGAGCAAATAGATTTAGCAGCTGGTGGAATTATTAGTCCTACGCTTGGCGGTGGTATTGGTAAAGAATCAGGAGACTTGCCTAGCTTTTTTAATCAAGCTGTTCAAGAAGCAAGAAGCGCAGAACTTACTAATCATTTTTTAATTGAAGGAAAAACAGTTCTTTCTAGATTGTTAAACAATCTTGAAAACAATCGTCCTGGTGTAACACCGGAATCAATTAAAACAGAAATTACTTCTGTAACTAAAGGTCTTTCAAAAGCATTGTCAGCTGTAGACCCAACGGCTGCAATAAAGCTCCAAGCATCTATGGCTGCACATGGCAATACAGTTTTAAGTGCGGCGTATGAATTCCAACTTAAAAAAAATAAAGAGTTAAATGAAATAAAATTTTATGGAAGTATTGAAGATGACAAAAAAAGACTTAAAGATGTAATTAAAAATGGAGCCACTGTTGACCCGCAAACTAATTTGCCAATAACAGTTGATGATCGTCTAAATCAAATACGCGAAGAAACTCTTAGCGCGGCGATTACTCTTGGCGACGCAAACATATACAAAGAACATCTTGGAAAAATTGATGGTTTTATACTTAATGCAAAAATAAATGTAATTAGTGAACATTTATTGGGTGATAAGTTTTTGAATGATCCATCAAAAACTTTAACAGATATTCGTGATAGGACTATTGATAAGTATGGTGATTTGTTAAAAACTCTTGATTCTGACTCTATTAAAAAAATCACTGCTGATTTTATGATTGCATCTAATACTAGAGAGGAATTAAAAAGAAACAAACGCGATGAAGAAAAGCGCAATGGCGAAGCAGCTGCAATTGATTTGCTAGAGCAAATATATCCAATTAAAGATCCAAAAAATCCAACGCGCATGGCATTAGTAAAAAAACTAATGGCGCTGCCACCTGGTTCACTACCGATTGGCACAATAAAGGATCTTCTTGAGCCAGAGAAAGAAGGCGAAGGAAATCCGTTTGCTGAATACAATGCATTAAAAATGATATTTGATAATAAGATCACAACCACAGAACAGCTAGATAAAATACCAGGTTTAAATGCAAGACAGCGCTTATCGTTATTAAAGGCACTACGCACAGAAAATAAAGAAGGTTTGCGCACACTTGATACTGGTTTAAATAAATTAGCAGGTTTCCCAACGGAGCCTGGAGGATTGTTTGTTATTGACAAGAAAAGCGAAGAGTTTAAACGTAAACAAGAATTAAAAGTTAGGGCGGCTGAAATTGAAAGAGACGCCAATAACGAAGGTAAGGTGTTGACTGAGGCACAGATAATCGACAAGATGGAAAAAGAAATTCTCGAAAAGACAAATTCAGTAGAAGCAAAACAAGCAAAAGAATCATTGGATAAGTTTGCGATTGATAGAGATGGCAAACCAAAGAAAGATCGTGATTGGATTACTGGGCCGGTAAATAAACAGACGTTACCGGTACTAATAGAAGCAGCAAAAAAAATTAAAGATCCAAGCAAAAAAGATAAAGCATTAAAACAAATTACTGAAATTGAGCGTCTGATAAAAATATCAGAGGGAAAGTAACATGGCATACAGCCCGATTGAACAGCGTTATATTGACATGATGGTAGAGAGTTATTTCCCTACCGCGCAGCCTGAACCTATGGTCGAAGAAGAACCAAGCCTAGAAGGCGTGCAACTTGCAGCAGGCCCAAGTGATACGCGCACTGATGCCGGCGTTCGCCTTGGCAGAGGTGGTGTGACTAAAGCACAATCTGCGGCTGCCGGCGGCTTTGAAGTTCCTGCAATGGGGTTGGCAGATACACTGGCTGGTGCGCTGCGTGGAACGGTTGCCCAATCGCTTGGGTTGCCTGGTGATGTTGAGAGCTTGGTGCGCTTGTTGTCCGGTGGTGATGAAAGTAAGACCGTGTTGCCGACCACCGAAGATATGAACAAGAAGCTGCCACCAGTAGTGCCGCCTGGTGCGTTAAACGCTGCAACACGCCAACAAACCGCAGAGGTTGCTGGCAAGCTGGGTGAATTTAATCCAGTGGTTGGAGCACCAGAAGCAATCAAAATTGGAGTTAAAGGCGCAAAAGCAGTAGGTACAGCATTGGCACCAGCAACTGCAGATGTAATTGAAATGGGATTGCGTAAAGCTGGAATGATTATGGACATCACTCCAGAAGGC